ACCGCCACCGACAACCTGGTGGCCGTGATCCAGTCGCTCGACGGCACCTGGCACCGGCCGTTCACCACGCTGGAGCTGGCGGCCCTGCAGTCGCTGGTCGACCCCGAGGAACAGTTGGAGCTCGACGGCCTGTCGGATCAGGCATGGCGAGAGCGCATCGGCAACGCGGTGCCCAGCGATGCCGCCCAGGCCATCGCCAGCGAGATGGGTCGGACGCTGCTGCTGGCTTGGAGCGGCGAGACGTTCCAGCTGAGCGCAGCGCCGGTGTGGGTCCGCCCGGTGGCCGTGGGCCTGAGCGTGGCGCAAGGAGCAGCAGCATGAAACGGCTCTCCGGATTTCCATGTGGATTCCTTCCCTGCCGGGTTATAGTCTGAAAACGGATTAACGTGTGGAAAGGACATCATGACCGTGAACCTTGACGATCTGCGCAGACTGCGCGAAGAAGCGATGGCGGCAGGCGCCGGAACTGGCCGCTGGATCAAATGCGCCCAGGCGTTGATGGACGCCTTCCCTGCCTACTACGAGACGGCGCGGGCGATGAATGAGCGGCTGGAAGCGGCGGGCGCTGCGATCTGCCAGATGAAGCCGGTGGTCGAAGCGGCTCAGGAATGGAGCTGCGAACGCCCCGTGAGCGATTGGGCTGACGCCGCACTGCTCAAGGTGCTGGCGACGTTCGAGGGCGACCGGACGGAGCCATGCGAGGGTTGCGACGGCGAGTGCGGAGAACCCTGCCAGCCCTGCACCGTCGCCGAGATACACGCCGGCATTGACCGGCAGACTGCTGCGCTTGTCGAGGCGGGCAAGCTGCTGCAGGGGACGCCGCTGGATGCCATATACGCAGAGGCAGACAGGCTGGGGTGTCGGCTTCCAAGTGGCGACTCTCCCGAGGGCTACGGCATCACCTTGGGCTTGCGAAACCTGCGGACGGAGGGCTGAGCCATGACCGCTGACGAACTGATGCGCCTGGTAAACCGCTACACGGAGGCTTGTGACGATTTGGGTGCGGGCCTGTTCAATCAGACCGAAGCCGAGACGAACGCGAAGCACGCCAAAGCCAAGGAACTGCACGGCCAGATTCTGTCCGAGGTGTACCGCCTGCACACGGCGCTGGACCAGGCGCGGCTGGAATACGAAGACCTGCAGCAGGTGACAGTCAACAGGTCTCGGAATGTTGCGCTGGCGCTGCGCAAGCTGGAGCAGAGCCACACCGGCATGAGCTACGGCGACGAGAAAGCCGGTGAACTCTCCGGCTACACGAGGGGCTGGGGCGACTGTCTCGCGGGCGTGAAGAAGGCATTCACGGAGCCGATCAAGGCGCTTGTGACGCCAGACAATCTGTGAATGACCACTGACATCCTTGACCTTCCCGGTTGGACCGTCCTTGCCAAGCGCCTCGAAGACCGTGAGTACGAGCTTGAAGCCGAGTACACCGTCAAGCCCACCGCCTGCCAGAAGTGCGGCGTGCTGGACCGGCTGTACCGCCACGGCACCAAGGACACCATCTACCGCGACAGCCCCATCCGGGGCCATGCAACCCGCATCCTGGCTCGCGTACAGAGGTACAGGTGCCGGGAGTGCGGCGAGACGTTCCTGCAGCCCCTGGCGGGCATCCAGGAGGACCGCCGCATGACCGCCAGGTGCGCCGAGTACATCAAGGAGCAGTGCTTGCGGGACACCTTCACCAGCATCGCCGACCACGTTGGTTGTGACGACAAGACGGTGCGCAACCTGGCTGGCGAGTACATCGCCAGCCTGGACGCCGCCTACAAGCCGTCCCTGCCGGCCTGGCTGGGCATCGACGAGACGCAGATCGACGGGAAGATGCGGTGCGTCCTGACCGACATCGGCGGCCGGCGCCCCATCGAGATGCTGTCCGACCGGGACAAGGGCACCCTGACCACCTGGCTGCACCGGCACAAGGAGCGCAAGCACGTCGAGGGCGTGGCCATCGACATGTGGCGGCCCTACCGAGACGTGGCCGGGACGATCTTCCCGGGCGTGCCGGTCGTGATCGACAAGTTCCACGTCGTCCGGATGGCGAACTACTGCATGGAGCGCGTGCGCATCCGGGTGGCCAAGACCCGCACCAAGGAGGTCCGGCGCGACTGGATGCGCTCCAAGGCCATCCTGAACAAGCGCGAGTCCACCCTGACCGAGAAGCAGGCGTTCAACCTGCGGATGTGGCTGGACAACGAGCCCGAGCTGGCGGACGCCTACCGGCTCAAGGAAGCCTTCTACGGCATCTACGCCATGAAGAAGCCCCAGGCCCTGGCTGCCTATGACGCCTTCAAGGGCGACGTGCCTCAGGCCCTCAAGGGCGACTTCAAAGTGCTGCTGACTGCCATGCGCAACTGGCGGCCGGAGATCACCGCGTACTTCGATCACCCGATCAGCAACGCCTACACCGAGGCATTGAATGGGGTGGCCAAGACGATCAACCGTGCCGGTCGGGGCTACAGCTTCGAGGTGCTGCGGGCACGGCTGCTGTTCGGCTCCAAGCCCCGAATACAACCACCAAAGGAGACACCCATCATGACCCGTGGTGAACAAGCACTGCAGCGCGCCCAACTCCTCAGGGCAGGGAATGGACGGTGCCAGTCGTGCAGCGGAGCGTTTGAACCGGCCTCGCTGTTCGTCCACCTGACCCCTGCTGTGGTCCCTGGCGAACATCGAAAGCCGATGCTTCTCTGCCAGAACTGCCACAGACGATTCCACACGGATGAACTCAGCGGTCATGACTTAGATTCCACACACTAATCCGTTGAGCCCATGAAACGCCTTGCCAACTGGCTGATCACCCGCGCCGGCCAGCGGCCGCCCGACTTCGTGATCGGCGGCGCTGACCACCCCTATCTGCTGCGGTGGTGGCTGATCCCGCGCAACCCGGTGTTCAACATCTACCTGCACCTGTTCCTGCGCAGCGACGACGACAGGGCTTTGCACGATCACCCCTGGGCCAACGTTTCCATCCTGCTGCGCGGCCGTTACACCGAACACACCATTGCGGCAGGCGGTGTGCACCAGCATCGGGTGTTGGCGGCGGGAACGGTCAAGGTGCGGCCGAGCGGTCGCGCAGCACACCGCATCGAGTTGAACGACGGCCCGTGCTGGACGCTGTTCATCACGGGCCCGCGCTACCGGGAGTGGGGGTTCCACTGCCCGGCGGGCTGGGTGCACTGGAAGCGCTTCACCGCGAACGGTGATGCCGGCGCCACCGGTCGGGGCTGTGAATCATGAACGCAATCTACCTCAACCTGCAGGACGCCGCCGGCGTGCAGAGCGCTGCCGACGCCCTGATTGCAGAAGCGAAGCGCCTGGGCTTGGTGATCACCATCGAGCAGCGCCCGCTGCAACCGCTGGCCATGGGCCACCACGAGACGGTCGCCATGGTGCGGCCGGCGAGGGAGAACCAATGACCGCCAGCTACGACAGCGGCAGCAGCGACTAGGCCGGGCGGGTTGGCGGCCTCAAGCACGGCCCCTAGCACGTTTTCACGCTTGAGGCCCTAGAATACCGCCCGCAGCACCCACACAGTAGACCGGCCCGTGGCCGAGAACCCCGCCAGACGGGGCGCGCAATCTGGGGATAGGTGCCGCCCGAAGAAGTCAAAGCCCACAGCGCAAGCCGGTGGGCTTTTTGCATTCCAGCCCGCCGCCGCACGGGCTTTGTGCTTTCTGAGCGCGCGCCGACTGGCAGGGCGCGCACCAGCGACGGCCGGCGAGTACCCCCGGCTGCCGAGACTGCCAGACCGGCCACCCGGGCGCCGCGCTTGCCGGACGCGCACTCCCCAGCCCACCACGTCGCATCCATCCGCGTCTTGAAACAAGATCAAGGGCAGCACCTGGACGCATGCTGCCCGCTCGTCAGCCCTGCCGGAATGGCCCCGGATCGAGTAACCGGGATCCTCACAATGCGGCCGGCCGGACGCGATCCGCCGGCCACCAGGACAGCGCAAGCGACGCGGGTCCAAGTCCCGCGGGCCGCGCCACCCATCACCACCACCCATCGCAGCACGCAGGCCTGAGTGTGTGGGCGCCAGAGAGGCGGCGCCCGGATTCCTCCCCCGCAGCGCCAGCTGGGCAATCAGGCAAGGCGAGACGGCAGGGCCCAGCGGCGCATGGCGCCGTAGTCCGATGGGCCCTATCCACTCAGCACAACCCAGGGCAGCCCCATGGTGACGATGCTCAAGCCCCGCAAGCTGCGCGAGCTCAAGCCCAAGGTCAAGACCAGCGCCGGCAACCTGCTGCGCCACCGCTCGCGCGGTGCATGGGACACGCTGCGGCAACAGATTTTGGAGCGCGACAAAGGCCTGTGCCTGCTGTGCGCTGCTGCCGGCCGCGTGACGGCGGCGCGCGAGGTTGACCACCGGCTGGCCGGTGAAGACGGCGGCACGGACCACCCCGGCAACCTGCAGTCGCTGTGCGTGGACTGCCACAAGGCCAAGACCGCAGCAGAGCGGCGGCAGCGGCGGGGCTACTGACACCAGCCCAGGCAAGGGGCCGCCAAGCGGTCCAGACCGTCCCAGGATCGACGCAAGGCGCCAGCGTGATGCCGGGTGGCGGCGCGTGACGGCAGGCCGGCAGAGGGCGCGTTTCAGGGCTCGCGGGCTGCTCAGGTGGGGTAGGGGGCATCGAATCTCTACAAATCTGAGTGCGCGGGACCGCATGTGGCCCCACGCGCGGAATGAAACCCCCAAATCAGCAAGGAATCACCAAATGGCCGGCGTGAAAGGTAGGAGCGGGGGTGCGCGGCCGAACTCCGGTGGCAAGCGGCCAGGGGCTGGGCGCAAGCCCAAGGCCAAGCCGGTGGAATCAGCGAACGTCGCCGCGGCGCCGGTGCAGCCTGCAGGCGAGGCACCGGCGGCTGAGGCGTCGTTGGAAGGCATGGACATGCTCCAGATGCTGCAGGCGGTGGCGCTCGGCAAGGTGATGGCGACGTCGCTTCAGGTGCGGGCGGCCATCGCGGCGGTGCAGTACACGCACACGAAGCGCCACGACGGCGGCAAGAAGGACGAGCAGGCCGAGAAGGCTGGCAAAGCGGCTGGCGGCAAGTTCGCCCCTTCGGCGCCGCCCCGGCTGGTGGCCAACAACTCGCGCTGATCTGGCGCGGCACCAAAAAGCGAGGCCGGGAAACGTTGGAGCGCAACCCGGCCTCTTGCCATTTGGCCCTGTTCAAGAGGACCGCATGACCAAACAGGATCTTAGCCTTGCGCGGCTGCGCGAGGTGCTGAACTACGACCCGGCTACTGGCCAGTTCATTTGGATCAAACCAACCAGCAACAGGGTGAAGGCTGGAAGCCTGGCCGCTGTTCGGTCTGGGCATGGCTACCTGCGGGTGTCAATTGACGGCGTGACGTACTACGCGCATCGGCTGGCCTGGATGTGGGTTCACGGCGCCATGCCGCCGCATGAGATTGACCACTGCGATGGTGACCGTGCCAACAACCGGGCGGCAAATCTGCGCGATGCGTCGCACAGCGACAACTCGCAAAACCAGGGCCTGCGCAGCACCAACAAGAGCGGCTATCACGGTGTGTCCTGGCATGCGCAGCGGTCTAAGTGGACGGCTTGCATCCACGTCAACGGCAAAAAGCGGCACTTGGGCCTGTTCAATTGCCCTGAGCAAGCTGGCCGAGCGTACTTGGCTGCCAAGATGAGTGCGCACCCGTTCCAGCCCGTGCCGAGGGATGTTCGTGCTGCCTGACTGGACCACCGCCTGTCTGGATTGGGAAGATCGAATCCTCAACCGGCGCTCGCTGCTGGTTAGCCCTCCGCTGTTTCCTGGCGTGGCCGATGAGGCGGATCGCATCTTCGGTGCGCTGACCATGGTTGACGTGGCCGGCGAGCCCACCATGGCTGAAGCCATGCAACCTTGGGCCAAGGATGTAGTGCGGGCGATCTTCGGGGCCTATGACCCGGAATCAGGGCGACGGCACATCAACGAGGCGCTGCTCTGCCTGGCCAAGAAGAACGGGAAAAGCAGCCTGGCGGCCGGGATCATGCTGACGGCGCTGGTGATGAACTGGCGCAAGTCGGGCGAATACATCATCTTGGCGCCCACCAAGGAAATCGCGGACAACGCATTCCGGCCCATCCGGGACATGATCCGGGCCGACGACGAGTTGGGCGACCTGCTGCACGTTCAAGAGCACATGCGGATGGTCACGCACCGCGCGACTGCGGCCACCCTGAAAGTGGTGGCCGCGGATTCGGACACGGTAAGCGGGAAGAAGGCCATCGGCGTCTTTGTCGATGAGTTGCACGAGTTCGGTTCGCGGCCCCGTGCCGAGAACATGCTGCTGGAGGCAACGGGCGGACTGGCATCAAGGCCCGAGGGGTTCGTGATTTACGCAACCACTCAATCGGCGGAACAGCCGGCTGGGGTGTTCAAGCAGAAGCTGGACTACGCGCGGGGCGTGCGTGACGGTCGGATTGTGGACAAGTCGTTCCTTCCGGTGATTTACGAGTACCCCAAGTGGATGCTGGACAAGGGCCTGCATCGGGACTTGGCCAATGCCTACGTGCCAAACCCAAATTGGGGCGTCTCGGTAGATGAAGCGCGGATCGAGAAGCTGCATAAGCAGGCGCAAGAGCAGGGGGAAGAGAGCTTCCGCCTGTTCATGGCCAAGCACCTGAACGTCGAAGTCGGGCTGAATCTCCGGGCTGACCGCTGGACCGGCGCCGAATTCTGGGAGAAGGCCGCGCGCAAGCGCACGCTGGACGAGCTGATCGACCTCTCAGACGTGCTCACCCTGGGCATCGACGGCGGCGGCCTGGATGACCTGCTGGGCGCTGCGGTGATCGGTCGCCACGGCGAGACAGGCGAATGGATGCACTGGGGCAAGGCCTGGGCCCACCCCATCGTGCTGGAGCGGCGCAAGTCCGAGGCGTCGAAGCTCAACGACATGGCCGCGGCCGGCGACCTGACCATCATCCAGACCATCGGCGACGACATGGACGAGCTGGAGGTGATCGGAAAGCGCCTGGAAGACACCGGCAAGTTGCTCGGTGTCGGCGTGGACCCGGCCGGCATTGCCCAGATCGAGAAGATGCTGCGCGAAGAGTGCGGCATCGACCTGGGGGACGACGGCGGGGACCGCATCTACGGCGTCAGCCAGGGCTGGAAGCTCACGGCCATCATCAAGACCGTCGAGCGCATGCTCGCCCAGGGCACGTTCACCCACTGCGGCCAGGCACTGATGGCCTGGGCCGTTGGCAATGCCATGGTCGAGCCCCGCGGCAATGCGGTGCTGATCACCAAGGCCGCATCCGGCACCGGGAAGATCGACCCGCTGATCGCGCTGTTCTGCGCCGCCGAGGTGATGGCCAAAGCGCCCGAACTGAACATCTGCAGCGACCCCGAAGTGGTGTTCGCCTGAAGCCTCACTGACGCGGCGCCCGCCGCCTCGTCCACCTACAGCAAGCCCGCCCGGCTCAAGCCCGGCGGGCTTTTGCATTTCTGCGCTGGTGCGCGGGATGGAAGACCCAGCATGACCCCTCGCATCTACGACATCGCCATCACGGCCGGCGTGCTGCTGGCCGCCGTCGGCGCCGGGCTGCAGTGGGGCGCCCCCGCTGGCCTGATGGTGGCCGGCGGCCTGGTGATCACGCTGACGGTGTTCGCCGCAGCCGTGGGCGGTAGCCGCTGATGTTCCTCAGCATCTTCCACGGCGCGCCGCAGGCATCCAGCGGCGACGGCGGCGACACCGACCGCTCGCCCTTCGGCAACTGGTGGTTCCAGCCGGTGGGCATGCGCTCGGCTGCCGGCATGCGCGTGACCGCCGAGTCGGCGCGCTCCCTGCCGGCGGTGTGGGCCTGCGTCAAGGTGCTGTCCGAGTCCTTCGCGGTCATGCCGTTCGAGCTGTACCGCACGACGGACGATGAGAAGCGCACCAAGGTGCGAAAGCACTGGCTTTACCGCCTGCTGGCCAAGCGCCCGAACCGGTGGCAGTCGCCCTTCGAGTTCCGCCTGATGCTGCAGGGCCACCTGGCGCTGCGTGGCAATGCGTTCTGCCAGATCACCGCCAACGACAGCGGCGAGATCATCGAGCTGCTGCCGCTGCACCCTGACCGCATGGTGGCCGAGCAGCTGCCCAGCGGCGACTACCGCTACCGCTACACCGACCAGAACGGCGCGGTGCACTACTTCATGCGCGGCGAAATCTGGCACCTCCGTGGCCTGAGCGACGACGGCGTGATGGGCCTGTCGCCGATCGCCTGCGAGCGCGAGGCCATCGGCGAAGGCCTGGCCATGCAGTCCTACTCGTCGCGCTTCTTCGGCAACGACTCCCGCCCGGGCGGCTGGATCGAGTACCCGGGCCAGTTCAAGGACGCGCAGACGAAGCAGACCTGGCGCGACAGCTGGCAAAAGATGCAGGGCGGTGCCAACCGCGGCAAGGTGGCCGTGCTTGAGCGCGGGATGAAGTTCCACGAGCTGGGCATCAACAACGCTGACAGCCAGTTCATCGAGGGCCGGGGCCTGAAGGTGGCTGACATCGCCCGAATCTTCCGCGTGCCGCCGCACATGATCGCCGACCTGTCGCGCGCCACCTTCTCCAACATCGAGCAGCAGAGCATCGATTTCTGGACGGGCACCATGCTGCCCTATGCCGAGCTGTGGGAGTCGAGCATTGAGTTTTCCCTGCTGGGCCAGGGCCTGCCGGGCGCCGAGGATGACCTCGAACCCGAGTTCGACATGGACCGGATGATGCGCGGCGACGCGGTGGCGCGGTCCACCTACTACGCCAGCCGCACGCAGTGGGGCTCGATGACCCCGAACCAGGTCCGGGCCCGGGAGAACGAGGAACCGCTGCCCTGGCTGGACTACACCATGCGGCCGGCCAACATGGTCAAGATGGACGCCGACGGCGAAGAGGGCG